GTGGTGGAGACATTGGTGCGAGTGAAAGCAACCCTGCCGTTCTTAACGACAGCCCGTCTGCTGGCACTTACACATTCGCAACTGGTATGACGACAGCGCAAGCTGAAGCACTTGGTGATAGTGCTACAAACGCTTTTGCTGAAATGTCGTTCAGCATTGACAAGTCAACGGTCACGGCAGTTTCCCGTGCGTTGAAAGCCGAGTATTCGATGGAACTGGCACAAGACCTCAAAGCTATCCACGGTTTGGATGCCGAGACAGAACTTGCCAACATTCTTTCGACAGAAATCCTTGCGGAAATCAACCGTGAGGTTGTTCGCTCGATTTACAAGACTGCCGAAGCTGGCGCTCAAATCAACACAACGACAGCCGGTATCTTCGACTTGGACACAGACTCCAATGGTCGTTGGTCGGTTGAGAAGTTCAAGGGCCTGATGTTCGCTATCGAAAGAGATGCGAATGCGATTGGTCAGAGAACTCGTCGTGGTAAAGGTAACATGCTGATTGTGTCGGCTGATGTTGCTTCTGCCCTTCAGATGGCTGGTGTTCTGGATTACACACCTGCCCTCAACAACAATCTCAATGTTGATGACACATCGACCACGTTTGCTGGTGTGATGAATGGTCGTTACAAGGTCTATGTTGACCCGTATTCTGCCAACGTAGCTGCCTCGCAATACTACGTTGTTGGTTATAAGGGAACTTCGCCTTATGACGCAGGCTTGTTCTACTGCCCGTATGTTCCTCTCCAGATGGTTCGTGCGGTTGGTGAGGACACATTCCAGCCGAAAATCGGGTTCAAGACTCGTTACGGCATGGCTGCTAACCCATTTGCGGTTGCTGGTGCAGAAGCTGCCAATACTGCGGCAACGATTGCGCTCACAGCGAATGCGAATGCTTACTATCGTCGGGTCAAGGTTACAAACCTTATGTAAGAATAAGAAACTTGACTACAAACTTGGGGGTGCCTTCGGGCACCCCTTTTTTGTTATCCTTTTGTTACAATGAAAAAATGGTAACTATATAATTGAGAGAGGTATCTTACATGAGTGAAACTAAGAAGTTAATCAAAAAGGTGAAGAAAATGGATTTAGGTAACCCAATTATTACAACTCTTGTTGGGCTTGTAGTATTCTATATCGGACTAAAAATGTTTTCGGGTGGTATGAAGTCAATGGGAAACCTTGACCATTTGTCGTATTTTATTCATAATCCACTTTGGATGTTTCTTGGTGGTATCGTCATGACATTGTTGTGGCAATCGTCATCTCTATCCACCACCGCAATCATTGCTCTTGTTGCGTCTGGGGCAGTTCCTCTACCAGCGGCAGTAGCAGCGGTGCTTGGAGCTAATGTGGGAACAACAGGAACTATATGGTTAGCTGGAGCATTTGTTTCTGATGGTATGCCGAAGGGTGATACATTACGAATAGCCATGGCGCATACAGGCATGAACTTACTAATGGCTTTATCATTGTTACCCTTTGTTCATTACATAGCAAGATTTTTGAGTCGTTTCTGATGTTATAAATAACTATATCATGGCAACAGGTCCACTTGGAAGACAACCAGATAAACTGGATTATTTAAGTCCAACTCAATTTCGTTTTGGTATTAACCAATTACCGAAGGTTGAGTTTTTCACAGTCGCTGCGAATATTCCTGGCATCAACATGGGAGAGGCTATTTTTCCCACGCCGTTTAAGGATATTCCAATCATGGGCGATAAACTGACATATGAAAATCTAGAGATAACTTTTATTATTGATGAGTTTCTAGAAAACTATAGGTCGCTACATGAGTGGATGACTGCGATTGGTTTCCCGAAAAGCAGAAAACAGTTTAGCGATTTTAGATCAAATATCTCAAATACTCCTAGTCAACCGATTGGCACACCATCTCCAGAGAGAGTTGGAAGAACCACACCAGCGAACGCTCTATTTTCTGATGCTAACTTAATAGTGTTGTCGAATAAGAACAATCCCATTCTTCAAGTTGATTATCAGAATATGTATCCAGTGGCACTAAGTGGAATACAATTTAGTCAGGATGCGGCAGATGTTCAATATTTAACAGCGCAAGCAACATTTACATATCAATTATATGAATTTACCACATTATAAAGGAAATAAATGGACAAGTTAAGTGAATTACAGGCAGAAGCCAAAGAAGACCTTATTATTATAGATGATGAAGACCTACACCAACAATCGTATAAAAATCAAATCATCAAACCAAAATGGCTGGACTATAAGTCCAAATACAAACTCATGATGTTTCAATGTAAAGGGGAACACAAAAGACTATATCGTGAGAAGTGGGAATACTATGGTGGTAAAGCTGATGCGAAGGTTTATGCCGCTAAGCCATTTGATTTGAAAGTTTTGAAAAATGACCTTCAGATGTATATCAACTCCGATGAAGATATTATTGAGCTTGAGAAAAAGGTTGTTTACTATGAGACAATCGTTGAGTTCATAGACGGTGTGATAAAGTCCATAGATAATAGAGGATGGGATATTCGTAATGCTCAAGATTGGAAAAAATTCTTGGCCGGAGGATTTTGATGCTAACTAAAATCGCTAAAGAAGTCTTAGAGGATGTTTCTTATTGGATTGGTTATTATG